AAGACCAGTATTACGCTGGAAACGTTTAAGGTCTTAAAAGCTGCCGGTGCCGTAAAGAAGGCACTGATCGTGGCGCCACTTAGACCGGCCTATGCTGTATGGCCTGAAGAGATTAAGAAGTGGGATAACTTTGCTGACCTAAAGATCAGTGTACTGCATGGGCCTACGAAGGACCGATCTTTAACAGACAAGGCAGATATACATGTGATTAACTTTGAAGGACTGCAGTGGTTGTCAAAGTCTTTGGCAGGTAAGCCATTTCCATACGACCTACTGGTAGTTGATGAGATCAGTTACTTACGGAACACGCGGACTGAGCGGTTTAAGTGCCTATCACCATTCCTTGACAAGTTTAAGCGCCGGTTCGGGCTAACTGGTTCACCTGCACCAAATAGCTTAATGGACATCTTTGGTCCACAGTTGGTGATTGATCGTGGTGCCACCTTTGGTCGGTTCATCACACACTTTCGAACAAACTACTTCTATCAGACTGGCTATGGTGGTTACACATGGGCACTAAAGCCTGAAGCAGCTGACAAGATCTATGAATTACTAGGTGACAAAGTCCTTCGTATGAAGGCAGAGGACTATCTTGATATGCCAGAATTGCTGCTTAATCGGGTTTATGTAGACTTACCTGAAGCAGCAAAGAAGCTTTACAAAGAACTTGAAAGCCAGTTACTTATTGAGTTTGATAGTAATCAAGTGTCGGCCACCAATGCTGCAGTGGCTGTCGGTAAGTGCCAACAAATAGCAAATGGTGCAATTTACTTAGATGACACCGATCATGAATACAAAATTATTCATACTACAAAGATCGATGCTCTTGATGAGTTAATCGAAGGTCTGAACGGCAAGCCTTGCATTGTGGGGTATCACTTTAACCACGATCTAAAGCGGTTACAGAAGTACTTGCCAAGTGCGCCTTACATTGGTTCAGGTGTCACGCCAAAAGAAATGCAGAAAGTAATTGACAAATGGAATGCCGGTGACATACCAGTTTTATTTGCGCATCCACAGTCGGCAGGTCATGGGTTGAACCTGCAAGGTAGTGGACATGCGGTGATCTGGTTTAGCAATACATGGTCATTAGAAATCTATGATCAGTTTATTCGTAGGCTTTGGCGCCAAGGTCAAAGGAATAACATTGTGGTTCATCAGATCATTGCTAGAGACACGATTGATGAGGCCATTGTGTCAGCCATTAACAGTAAAGACAAAACCCAGCAGGCTCTTATGAATGCAGTAAGAGACTATTCACAAAAAGTAAAAGAAAGAGAGAAAATAAATTAGAGCAAGTGTTTACTTTACTAAAAGTATGGTATAATGTAATTGTTTACTTAGGTAAGCACACTAAAATTCTTAACTACAAAGGAACTAAACTATGAAAGCCGGAAAACCCTATTGGTCAATTCACATTAATTCAATCAGGTTAAAAAACACACTTCCAAAACAAGAGTATTTAACCAAGGTTAAAGAACTTAGGCAAGACTTAAGACAAAGTCTTAACAACAAAACTGACTACAACATAAAAGAAGATGCCAATAAAGCATACAAAGCACTGCCTGAACACTTACAAAAGTGGACAACAGTAGAAGAATGTACACCTATTAGTTTAGGTCTTGGCTGGTGCTAATCAATAGAGGCTTCGGCCTCTTTCTTAACAACTGAAAGGAAATTATGAGTGACCCGTATTTTTATATAGCATCTCCATTTTTTAATGCTGAACAACTAAACACGGTTGAAAGCATTAAAGATATTTTGGACAACAATAACCTTACATACTTTAGCCCTAAAGATGAATGCATGTACAAGGAAGGTGAAACAACGCCTGAGGAAGTCCTTGAAATAAACATCATGGGGCTAAACAAAACTGACATATGCGTATGTGTTACCGATGGCAAAGACCCTGGCACCATGTTTGAAGCCGGTTGGTGTTATGCCAAAGGCATTCCATTGATCTATGTCTGGCTTGGTGGCTTACCTGGTCAAAAATTTAATCTTGTATTGGCAGCATCAGGTTCAGTAGTTCGTAGTTACGAGCAATTAGATCTTGCAATCAAGGAAATTAAAGATGTAGGCGCATTTATCCGTAGGAACTGGTCCGAGGAGAAGATGGACTATGAATAGCACTGACTTTGATTTCTTTATGCAAAGCTATACGCTTGAGCATACAAAACGCTATAGCATGAAGCCGGTGGTTCACCAAGAGAGTGTGGCAACACACAGTTTCTTTGTAGCCCTTGGCGTACTTATGCTATCAAGCAGCTATAAGTTTGATGTTGATAAGGCAGTCAAGATTGCCATATGCCATGACTTGGCTGAAATGGAAATCTCTGATGTAAACCATCTGGTCAAGAAGAACTTTCCAGTAGTTGCCGAAGCACTTAAAAAGGCAGAGCACGATATTGTGAAAGGCTTCCCAGAACAGCTTAGAGAGTATTGCACTCTGTACCATGGTGAATCGCCTGAGGCGCTAGCGGTACATTATGCCGATGCTTTACAGTGTCTACAGTACTCATCCAATGAGATGGGGCTAGGCAACAATGGCTATATGGTCGATGTCTTTGAAAATAGCGGCAAACGGTTATCGGAACTTGAGGAAAAACTTGAACCTTACAAGGTGCTGCCATGAAAACGACAGATCAAGTTTTAGAACAGAGAGGCGAGGTGTATGGTGATTTTTTTGAGGGTGTCTCATTAGAAGCTGTTATCCTTGAAAATATAAAGGACAGGTATCGCAAGCAACATAAGCAAGAGATGGATCCTGTCTATGTTATTTATCTCTCTAAGATTGCTATGAAACTTTCTCGGTTGGCCGTATCCCCTGGGCATATGGACAGCTGGACAGACATTGCAGGTTACGCTCGGTTAGTAGAAATTCAACTCACAAAGGAAATGAAAAATGCCAAAGGTCAGAAAAGAACAAATGCCGCATCTTCAACAGATGCACACAAAGCTTAAATTCGGTCAAGCTGTAAAGCCTATCGAGTTTGTTAACCAACTGGAGAACATAGACGTACAGATCGTCCATGCACCTACCATTCCAGAGTTTCGTAAGACCATATCGGTCTTCTTAATGAATACATGGAATGACAAGATCGAATGGGATTTTCCTGAGGACGCCATCAGTCAAACCATTGATGAGCTATTCCGGTATGAGCTGCTACCTACTGCAATGGAGACGATCAACATTACTTGGTCGGTCAATGGCATGGATATGGTAGACACAACGCACTTAATCAGACACCGTCTGTTTAGTTTTGCGGCACAGGTGCATGGTGATCGCGATATGCGTGATGACCGTGTTGTAGTAAAACCCGGGATTATGGCCAACAAGGACTTCTATGACAGATACCAACAAATCACCGAACTTGCTCGTGGACTCTATGTGGATATGCTTGATAGCGGTTTGGTTCATGGTCTTGATGCCCGTACTGTTATGCCTAGGAACTTTGAGCATTTTTATATGGTGCGCTGCACAATTAAAGACCTTATTGGTTACTGCGTCATGCGCGGTGATGAGCAAATTCAGACAACGGTAGACAACATCATTGCTATGAAGCTATGGCTGGAGATTCTTAAGAAGTACCCGTTCCTTAAAGGATTGGTGGACTTCCGTAAGCCAGATCAGTTCTACCAACGTCAATCGGCCAAAGGCAAAACAAACATCTTTCCACCAAATGCAAAGAACGATAACTTTGACTGGTGTGAAGAACAGTTCTACCACCCAATCGGTCGTGATGAGTTTGCAGGTGGTGATGTCTACCTAAAGATTCGTGAAGACTTGCTTAACCAAATTGATGCCATCGAAAAGAGGTACTTCTAATGAAAACATGGATAGCTATGTTGAATGATCTGAGACAAATAAATAAAAGAGACAGGAAAGCCGTCTTTAAGAATTTCAAACTTGCCTATCCAAATTGGAGGCCACGGACATTTACTACTTTAGAGCTAGTCGTAGTTGATCTTGAAAAGCAAGTAGATGTCTGTATCCTGCATGAAGTGAAAAAACAAGCACTTAATAGAAGTGTACGGCACTATAAATTCTTTCTTTCTAAACATAAAACATTTAAACAACTAATCAGGAAAAATCATGAACGTAAAAATTCGATGGACAGACAGAGAGCGTGAACTTGTACTTAGCAAAGCCACGCAGCTTATGCACACTGGCGGCTATAACATCATGGAAGCGCTACGACAAGCACAACAGCAAGTCATAGTGCCGGACCGTAGACGGCCGTTGATCTCACGTGGCTATTGTGTTGACCTTGTTAAAGAGGTTAAGCACCGTGCCGCCAATGTTGTGCCAGTTAAACCGGC